AGCAAGGTAATCCTAGCACCATTAGGTAGGTCTACACGCAGTTCTGTTTCGTTAAATTTAGTGTGAGGTATCTTGGCGGTAAACTGTTTCATGTAATCCCATGCAATACTTTTAGCTTGTTTGAACGTAGGAGCTATGTATGCGTATCTAGGGTTGTTATTTTTGGACAGTAATGCTGACCTAATTAGATGGTTGATCATGCAAACTGTTTTGCCAAATCTTCTATGGCATACAAGTACGTTCCATCTATGATTGTCTATCTGTCTGTGCAAGTAGGCTTGATGCTTCCTTGGTGTGTAAGGTATTTTAATATCCATATCTAGTGTATCATGTCAGACTTTGTGCTAGATATAGGCTGGTAATCAAAACCCATATTGAGCATAGCATAGCTTATGAATAGATCGGCTGCTATTTTATTAGGAAAGCCATAAAACTTAATAATAACATTATTGCTATCTTCCTCAATATAAGCAACTGAATCTAAATCATCTGCACTAAAGTAATCCATATACTACATCTAGTGCATTTTTAAAAAAAATAAAACAGAAAAGTGTTTGTGTATAAAGGGGTGGGTGGATCTAAAGGTGTCCTCACAAGTCCGGTCTATATAGAAAGAAAAAGTGCGGGTGTAATCTGGGGTATAGCCAAAATTTAAAAACCAAAAACATACAATAATCTAGGAATATATATCTATTATAGATTAGTGATAAGTAAAAGTTATCAAACCTTATTATATTAATTAATAATTATTACTAGATAGGTCAGTAATACTGTCGTTTGTTTTAACGTGTAAAAAAAAACAACATCTGTTTATGTATGGATACCAAATTATCAAAGGATCTTAACCTACATTAGAACAATTCTAATTTAAAATAATAATATATCTTGCCTTATTCTTAACATAATTAATATATATCTTTTGTATATGTTTAAAACAAATCAACAAAAGGAAACAAATGAAAGTAAAAAACATGACAAGTAACAAAGGGAACAAAGTAGCCAATCAATTTATAATTTATACTGAAAGCGGTTCGGTATTTCAAAGTTATAATTCAATCATTGCAAAAATAACTGACAGCAAAAAAGATGACAATTATTACGCAAGTGTTGAACTAGATAAAAAGTATTGGAACTACTCAAATACGACAGGAAAATACAGAAATATCTTTTTAAATGAAACTATAAAAGATACCAAAGCCAAAATAAAAAGCGGAGAGTATAAACTAACAGATTTAAACTCAAAGTCTGTTTATGAGGATACAGTAGAAACAATAAACTTAAACAAATAGAAAGGAAGTAAAAATGAATGGAATATTAATTATTACAAAATGGGTTTTATTAATTTTGTGTTCTGCTGTGGGTATGGTACTTGCAACAGACACTAATTATCAATCAACAGGATTAATTCTTGCGTTTGGTTGCTTTTTATTATTTGCATTAGACGTAGCAAGAAACTTTATAAACTAACAGAAAGGAACTTATGAAATATAAAGATGAATATAATGATTTTTTAGATGAACTTTATGAAACAGGAATTTGGAATTTTTCCAAACTATTAGAAGATAGTGATCCGATTGCTTATAATGTAGGTTATGATGACTTTCTTGATAGTAGAGATTTAAACGAAGATGATGAAGATGATGAAGAAAATACAGAAAGCGAGGAATAAATGCCAAAAATAGATAAATATAAACAACTTGATGATATTTTTTCTAAAGCAAATAAATATAAAGATGAAGATGATGATAGTAGTTATAATAAACTAAATAAAACAATAAAAGACTTCAATGATTATTTGGCAAAAATAAAAAAAGAGGTTGATCTAAATGAACACAGTTTAGCCATACATTATGATTATGATATTGTACCTTTGCCAGATGATATTATTGATGAAGCAAACAGAAAGGAAACTAAATGAATAAAAGAATAGTAAGAGTACCAGAAGATAGTATTGGCGATGTTTATAGTTATTCAATGATTGAATACCATACAGACATTACAGAAAAAATAAATCAATTACTAAAATTAAAAAAAATACCATACAAATTAACTTCTCAATCTTATGGTAGAACAGATACAACAGATGATTGGCGAGTATTATTTCAATTAAACAGAAAGGAAAAATAAAATGACAAAAATAAATCAGTACGAGTTTAGCATTGAAATTGATGAATATATTTTTAATAGATTTGTTAAGGATAAAATGAGAGAACCTTATAATAATTATGAAGATTATAAAGATACATTTCCTAATTGTAAATGTAATTTTATTTTAAGAGATCAAAAAGAAACAAATAAACAAAATGAACATAAAATATATTTATGGGATGTTTCGGAAAGAAAACCATTAAAAGAAAAAATAAATGAATAAACAACTACAAGAAAGGGAAAAATAAAATGACACAAAAAAAAATACTAGATCATGCAGAGTATGAAAAACAAGAACAAAAGAAAGCAGATATTTTAATGTCTAAAATGTCTACGACACAAAAATATATGATTGCAGTAGCTGTATTAGAGCAGCAAATACAAATGGCTCAAGATAGAGTTAAATCAGAGGCTACATCTAATAATGAAGATGGTACTCAATTATGGCTAGATCAATTATTTCAATTAAGAAATGGTAAAGTATATATGGAAACAATGCGTGACATGATTTATGGAAGCCAAGAATTAATTGAATTAGACATAGAACATACTCACGATTAATGAATAAACAACTACAACAAAGGGAAAAATAAAATGATAAGACTAATAGATATAACAGATGATGATATAAAAAATGGTACTCAATGTGATAACAATAAATGTGCAATAGCAAGAGCATTGAAGAGAGAATATAAAACAGATGATATTAGTGTATATATTCCAGATGATATAAGTACACCAGTATTATTAGTAAATAGAAATGCGTTAAATATAAGACATGAAAATGATGTATTAGATTTTATTGATTGCTATGATAATATGAGTACAGAAGATGATTATTATCTTACACCTCAACCATTTACATTACAAATAAATGAATAAACAACTACAACAACAAGATTTTGATGAGCAAGATATAACAAGTGGTTTTATTATGAACCTTATAAAACTTACTCAACAAAATATACGACTAGGAAAACAAACAATAAACGAGAAAGGAAACAATGACAAAGAAAAAAATAGTAAATTGGTCTATTGTAATTAATTATGATGAGGATAATTCTTGGGGAGTAGTGGATAGCACTAACAACCCAGTTGAAATTATACATCAAAATCAATTAGATGACCATATTTTAGCAAGTGTAGATAGTTATTTACATGAAATTAAAAATTAACAGAAAGGGAATAATGAAAACTAAAGTATTAAAACTAGATAAACCTAAAAGAGAATGGGTAGAAACTTATCAAGAGCTAGATATATTAGCAGAGATAAGTGGTCATGAAGATTTATGGCATAAACATTACCCATTTAAAAAATGGATAACACATAAATACTTTCCAGAAGTTGATATGGATAATGATGACTTTCCAGATATGGATTTTTGTGATCAAGAAATTATCCAAGAGTGGATTGATGAAACTAAACAATCATTTAAACTAATATCAATGCCAGATCAAAGGGGGTTTTATTTTTATGTCTAATGAATATGAGTTTAAAGTACATAACTTTTATAACTATACACTTGAAGAATTACCTCAATTAAAAGAGGAATTTGAAGCAAGTGTTAGTCAGTTTGAAAGTATGTATGAACAAACAATTAATTTTAAAGAAGCAGAAGCTGATTTAGATAAA